TACCAAAGAGGATAACCCGGACGAATATTGTCACGAGAAAACTTAACATCCAAATCCTTCAAAATACCATCCTTCTTCATATTCTCAATACGTTGACGGATTTCATCCATCTGGGCACGTTGAAGGCGCATATCAGAGTAAGTCTTAGAACGATCAAGCACAGTATTAACACGCTGCTCACGGAGCGACAACATTCGCTCAACAGCCTCACTTATAGAGGTAGCATTAGAAGCAGCTTCACGGGCATCACGATTAATAGAGAGATCGGTAGAAGTACGCATCTGACGGACACCCTCTCGACGAGCATCAGCAGAAAAAGGACGCATCTCCTGCTCAAAAGTAAGATCAAAACCAGCACGCTGGGCCTGAAAACGACGGAGCAAAGAATCTTCACGAATAACCTCATTCTGAGCCTTAAGATTATCAGCCTGAGCGGCCTTAATCTTCAAGTCGGCCTGCGCGAGTAACATACTAAGAGGATCAGGAGCAGCATCACCAAAACGAGGATCCTTAAAATCCACCGCCTTAACCTCGGGGGTAGGAACAGCACCAGCATTGCCAGAATTACCTTGTCCATAAATCAAATTAGGGTTAAGACCAGCCGACCTAAAACGAGCCATCTGAGAAGCAGGATCATTATACTCATTCTGCATATTCCAGAATTGAAGATTATCAGCACGAGTACGATCATACATACGCTCAGAAAACTTCTGAGACTGACGATTAGTCCAAAGTGAAGAAAACGAATTAGCAAGGCCTCCCAACAGAGAGGCACCAGCAGCAAGACCAAGAGACATAAGAAAAAAATTTAGAGGCGGATACCGCCACGAGGAACTGAAAAAGTCCCACCACGCCGCGAACCACGCCGGCGACGAGAGTTAGACCGAGAATAACGAGCCATAACAAAAATCATGAAACGGTGCAATGAGTCGCACCATGAAAAAAAATAGAACACAACTACAATACATTAAAATGTAAGGAAATACAAGAACAGTCCCGGAACCGGGACACACACGAGACGACACGCTACGCCTAAGGGCTTCGCTCGTCGTCTTAGAAAACATACGACAACCAAGATGTCAAAGAACTGTATAGCTTAAGGTCGCTAACGCTACGCTTCGCTCCCAAACGCACTACAATAATAGACACTTAGTGTCAATTAGCCATAATACAACAAGGAGAATATGGCTAAAATAGATAAACATACAATAAAAAACCCCGAACGACATACGTCGAACGGGGCAAACAAACCGATTACAATCGGATAACAATACATACACGCCTGCCGCGGGCTGCGTTGAATCACGCAAAAATAAGGCGGATGATACGAATGCGGAGAAAATAGGTTAAGCCTTATTTTCCCGCGATTCATCCGCCACAACCTTAACACGGTTAGACACGCCTTCGGCTACGCGCTTCTCAATAAGCGCTTCTTGCTCGGCCTTCTTACGGGCCTCGCGCTTAGAAATAATACCACCACGAGTAGTAGCGACAAAATCACGAAGATCAATAGCCATCTGAGCACGCTCAACCTTAGACATACGCTCCAAACCAACAGGAATAGAAGAATCGTCACCAGTATAAACAGTATGGAAGGTTTTAACCTTACCACCAGAATTGTGACGATCCAACATTTGACGCATAGTCAAAGTCATATCAGGAACAGTATTGGAAGGAAGCTCAGAAACACGCTCTGCAGAGCGATTACCAAAAAGACCGTAGTTCGAAGCATTGCGAACACGAGGAACAGAAGAGCGCAAAGAAACTGGCCCAGCCAGATCAAAGCCCTCAATAACAGGCTTCTTCATAAATTACGAGATTTAACAGATGAACGAAAAGAATTTACAGCAGCATCACGCTGCGATTGTAAATACTGAGAATAGGTGAACTTATCAGATTCACCATAAAGACGAAGATACCGCTTATAATTCGCGGTATTCTTCTCACCAATAGCAGTCTCAATAATAACAGGCTGGAAAGCACGCTCGTCCTCATCAAAAATACGATCACGATAATAACGAGGCATAGCAATGATATCACCACCATCTTTAGTAAGCTGCATACGAGAAAGATCAGCCTTATGATAGGCCCTAACAGCCGGAGTAACATAGTTACTACCCAAACCCTTAGACATTAAAGAAAACTCAGGAATACGATCGTCACGGTAATGGTCAGGATACCAATTATGCTTTGAAGCATAGGCAACCGTATAGGCAATAGAATCAGCAGAAACCTGAGCCACCTGAACAGCACCAATAGGAGAACCATCAAGATGCCAAGCATCAAAAACCATGTTCTCATCAGGAACATTAAACAAAATAGCATGATAATGCGGACGCTTATTATCAGTGCCATACTCGCCACAAGCGTAGTACTTCAGTACATTAGCAGTCAACTTACGCAAACGCTTCATGAACCTCGGAAACTCATCCTTATCAAGGGTCATAAAACCATTAGGAGAGATAGGAACATGATCAGGATCATAAGTCAACGTAATAAAATAGGCAGAAGAAGAACGTTTCTCCTCTTGGAGCATGCGAAAAACCCAACCATCAGTACGCCTACGACGACAAGAAACACAACCGCCACAAGGAAAAGGAAACCATTGTTCTTTCACAAGACGGTAACAAGGAGACAAACAGGCCATAATTAACGAAGAGTTGAAGGAATACCATAACGCGGCAACTTCCGATTGACAAGAACACGATTAATGATCTGAGCATAAATATGGTCAGAATTCTCACCTTCGACAGCAAAAATCCGCGTAGTAGGATCAGCCTCAATAAAATCAGAGTTAAGACCTGGGAGAGAAGCAAAAATCCTGCCCATATGCCAAAAATCCAAATTAGTACGAAACTCACCAGCCACCCGCGAATTCATAAAACGATAATCAGAGTATTGGGGAACATAACCCCATATACCGTCAGGGTCCTCGGCAACCTGCAAAATAGCTTTTACCTCCTTATTCTTAATACCCATCTCACCAAGGTTCGCAAACTCAGGCCAGAGATAATCAAGGCGATCAAAACGAGTAAAAGACTTATGAAGGCCATCCTGATAAGCAGTATCAGGAAGAACAGAAACAATACCAATCACAAAACCATGCTCTTCGGCATAAAAAGAAACACGCTCACTACCACCAACAGACACACCATGACCAGCCATAGAACCAACAGCAATCTCAGCAGTAGCACCATCATTATTTGATTGAGCAGTAGCCAAAACCTCAGAAATGACCATATTCTGAGTAGAGCGGCCAATCATCTCAGCACGCTGCAAACGAGCATCACTCGACTTAACACGGAAATGCGACCAAATTTGCTCAATGTAACGAAGACCTCCACGAATAGACTTCTCCAAAAAAGCCTGCAAAGAAAAAGCCTCACGAAGATCATTGATAGTAGCAGCCTCAGCCATGATATCTACCTCAAGATTGCCCCGAGGATCAAGGATGGCATCCTCACCACCAGCATCAAGATGAGAAGTAGTAGAAGACTGTAAATTAACGGGGCCACTCATATCACTACCATCAGTCTGCAAAACCTTAAAAGAAAGACCGGGCAAAGGATCAGCCAAAGTAACAGGAACAGTACCAACAACAAGAGGGAGCTCAACATCAGTACCTTGTTGAGAAGTAGGAAGCGCAGAAGTGAAGTAATCATGCTCCCAAGCACGCTTAAGAGGAGCAGCACTCATCTTAGCATAATAAGGAGTAGTATTATTACCAGGCACAACAGGCACAAACTTTTCTGAAATCTGATTCTGATCACGATACCAATCATCATAAATCTTATAATAGGCCGCAGCCTGCAACGGAGAAATATTGATAGGAACAGCCGAATAATCACCCACAGGGATACCCAAATAATCAGCCAACGTACCAACCTCAAAATCAGAACCATCCGCAAGCACATAAGGAGCTTCAATAGAACCGACACCAGTTATGAAATCCTCCCAACCTTCAAAAATAATACGGTTAGGAACAAAAAAGTACTCGGTATGAATACGAATACGGTGCATGACAGGAGAAATAAGCGGAGCAAGCCTCATCATATTGACATAATCAAGATCAAACTTGTCACCTGGAACAGCCTCCATACAACAAACAGGGTAAAGTTTACCCATCTGCAAAGAAAGTTTGACCTCATGAGAAAGGTCAAACGTAGAAGAATCAGGAGTAATCTCCGAACCTTCGGTAAAAACATTTGAGGATCGTTTCATAAAATTAATGATTTGTAGGATGAGACAAAGGAGTATAGCCTTTAGGCAAATACTCACCAGAACGAAGAGGAACGCGACCAGAAGAATCGAAAGAAGGAATATCAAAAATCTGACCAAGAGCCTGAGACAAAAGACGATAACAAA